TTGAAAGATACTCATCCGGAGGGGATGATTATACAGAAAGTTACGCTTGGATTATTCAATGCGCAACATTATGTCAAACTAGAAATATGTCTAGTTTACCAGACTGTCTCGCAACACAACAAGACAGAGAATATCGGGAGTTATTAACAACCGAATTACCACCTCCTACACAAAAGAGGGTAACGTTGGTGTTAGGTTTTCTACACCAAGAATTAGATAGAGGTAAAATACCTCATCGTATTCTAGCTCCAACGAGCTTGAAGAAATCCGAGGAGAGTGATATTCTCCTACGTGAACTCCATGGTAAGGAGTTAACTGACGCTATAAATTATATTATAGCGAAGACCGATTTAACGGTAAAACCGACTGCGTCGGTTGATAATACTTCCGAATATGGAGGTAAGCTCGAGGATGCTCGAATTTTTCTAGACAAAATTGTCGAGGAAAAATGGGAAATACCCATTTATGATCTTAAGGATGGTAAAGTTCTTAAGTTACTTCCTTTATTAGAAAAGGATACAAATGATTATTTAAATCATTTATTTTGGGGTTCATTTCAATGTGCCCTCAATTTCTTCGTAGAGAAGAAATTATTATTACCCAAATTTCGGGTATTATTAGGAGATAAGAAATTCTCCTTTCCATCGACATTTGGAGATGCCGAGATATTACATATTCCAGAACCTGGAAAAAGACGGAATTTGATAAAATCAAATTCACTATTTGCATGGGTATTAACACCCATAGCTAAGATTAGTCAAGCTTTATTGGCTATACATCCCGATCATAAAATCGGGTTGCAGGGTTCTGCACAAATGTGGAAACACATTTTAAGATCTTCTCCTCTTGAAGAGGGAAGCGGATTCCTTTATGACAATAAAGGTATACCAAAACGAAATATCGTTCATTGCTTCCAAGATTGGAAGGAATCCACGGATTATATGAACCGTGTACTCGGAGTTGCAATACTCAGAGAATTCTTTGGCTTCGTCGAAATGCCAAAGTTTTATTCAACAATTTGCTTATTGTTGATTTCACATCCACAAGATGTGTATGAGAAGATTGAAACAAGTCTTACATATTTTGGAAAAATCCGTACCGGATTTATGATGGGATTACCTTTAACAAAGGTAATACTACACCTGATGCACATGGTGGGCGAGAGTGGTTCTACCACTCTATGCGAAAAGTTCTTCGGATTCCGAAAACTGAAACAGAACCAAAGAGCACTGGTTCTTGATAACCCTCTTGCAAAGAGGATGAAATTGGGTACAAAGTATCCAAAGAATGTAGCTTTCTTTTGAAAAGCCACTTGTGAAATGAATGCCAAGCCTG